TATAATTAATATAATAAAAAAAAAAAATAAAATATAAAATAAAAAAAAAATAAATTTTGAATACAAAAAAAAAAAAAAAAAAATAAAAAAAAAAAAAAAATATTAATTAGAAAACATTTATTTTTAAAAAATAATAAATTAAATTATACAAAAAAAATATTAAAAAATAAAAATAATAAAAAAACAAGAAAAATAATAAATGGAGGTGGATATTTTAATTTTTTAGGTTCTAATAATATTATTTCAAAAAAATTAAAAAATAAACTAATAAATTTTAGATATATAAAAAAATATAATAATTTAATTGAATTTATAAATTATTTTACAAATAATGATAATAAAGAAGAAAATAAAAATAAAATTATTTTATTTTTAAATAATATCTTTAATATATCTTTAAATATTTCTTTAGTTGAAAATATTTTCAACACATTTATAAATGCATATAAAAAAATTTTTGAAACAAGTATTGATATAAAAAAAAAAAATTTTTTTTTTCTATTCTTACCTACTATATATTTAAAGGAGAGAAAGAGAAAGATGTTGACTTTATTGTTATAAATAATGATATTTTTAAAAAAAATAAAAGAAGAGAATGAAAATAAAAAAAAAGAAGAAGAAGATGAAAAAAATAGAAAAATAGAAGAAAATAGAAAATCAAAGATTTTTAAATTAGAAAAAAATTATTGGTGTGAAAAGGTATTAACGCCTTTTGCCTGTCTTACAGAAGCACGTAATGAGTATTTAACAATTTTAAAAAAAATGAATCAAATGTCGAGTTTACCAACAATGTTTTTATCATATGACATATTTGAAAGAGGATATAAAAAAAAAATGTAAATCCATTATATGAAGAAATTGGACATACAGAACTTGAATCGCCATCTGGTGTAGAAAATGTATTTGGAATAATAGACACTTTAAATGATTTATTAAAAAAACTATCTTTTACAGAAGATCCAATGATAAAAAAGTTATTAATAACAAAAGCATATAATTTAATTTTATTAGTGGTAAATTGTAGTGATGCAATAATGACAAAAATAACTTTAAATTTAACTTTAAAAGACTTGGGATTTTATTTAAAAAATCTAAAAAAATGTCATTTAATTTACAAGATTATTTGAATATGTTTCAAGAAGGATTTTTAAAAACTAAAATATTATCTAGATTATAAAATTCTAATACAAATCCAAAAAATGATAGTAATACATCACCAAAAAAAGGTTCTGGAGAAAAAAATGAAGGAGATGGAAATGCTGAAAATGCTGGAAATGCTGAAAATGCTGGAAACAATGAAGTTGGTTAAATTTAATTAAATAATAATTTAAATTAAAAAATTGATTTTATAACAATTTTTATTATAAAATTAATATAATGAAAAAAAATAAAAAAAGGTGTTCATTTAAAGATTGTAAAAAAAAATTAAAATTAACTGATATAGAATGTAGATGTAAAAAAAGATTTTGTATTAAACATAGATTACCTGAATTACATAATTGTGAATGGAATGCAAAAAGTAAAGAAGAAATAGAAATTTATAAAAAAAAATGTTGTTTAGATAGAAATGCAAAATTTTCAAAAATTGAAAAAATTTAAAAACACAATTATATATCATGAAATATTATTCTGCAATTTATAAAATAATTGATATTTTTTATTGGGATTTAAAAAAAAGTGGTTTTTTTTAAATGATGTAGAAAGTGAAGTATTTATAGTAAATAAGATAAATAATTTTATAAAAATTGGATTATTAAAAAAAAAATGTTAAATCAATTGTTAAAGCAAATAATATAGGTAAATGGATTAGTGTAAAGTTAATTAATAATTGTAAATATTGTTTTCTATATTTTTCGCTTTAAAAATTAAATTATTTAAAAATTTTTTATAATTTTCTTAAAAGATTACTTACCAATTATTTTTTTTTACATTAATATGCGGTCCTTTTTTATGTGCGCCGGGATTATACATATCATTTTCATCTTCGTCATCTGAACATATATCCTTAGATAATTCCCAAAATTCTTTAGAGCCTAATTTAAAATTATTATGTGCCGATGCTTTATACCAAAATATCTGATCTTCTAATTTATTAGATTTACAATTATTAGATACAACAAGACATTCATAATTTTCAGTACATTGATCCATAACTTGACAAAAACTTTCAAATGTGGGAAACATTCCTGCAAAATTTTCATAAATTCTTTTTCTATTTGCAATATATGGTTCTCTTAAAATAAAAGTATAATCAATATTTGTACGAAGATTGGGTGGAACTCCTAAAGGATATTGCATTGTAATAATTAACATTAATTTCCAATGTCTTCCATTCATAAACATTAATCTCATTAATTTTTCTCTCGCCCATGAATTATCATATAAACAATCATCTAAAATAACAAACGTTCTTGCATCTATATTTGAACGACCATATGATTCTGTTTCTTTTTTTATTTGTTTTAATACAATTTTTTGTCTTTTTAAAATTTTTTCAATAATTAAAGGGCTATATTCATCATGAATAAAAAGTTTAGGAACAATTTTACCATAAAAACCATTTCCAGCTTCTGTTCCTGATATTACTGTACCAATAGGTACATCTTGATGATAATATAATAAATCTTTAACCAAAAAAGATTTTCCCGTGTCTCTTCTTCCAATTAGAACAATAACCGGTCCCTGGTTTTTATTAGGTGAAAATTCTATATTTTTCATATCAAATTTTTTTAGCTCTAAATTCATTAAATATTTATAATATTTTATTTTTATGTTTAAAACTTAAAAATTAAATGTATTTAATTACATAAATGTATAAAATTAATTATAAAATTGAAAATAATGATAAGTTATTTGAAAATTTTCAAAAAATAGGATTAAAAAATATTCAAAATTATGTACCAATTTATAATAAAATTTTTAATATTAGTAATATGAGTATTATTGATATTAGTAATAACACTACTATTGATATTAGTAATAACAGTATTATTGATAAAATTAATTTAAATAAAAAAATAAAAATGGCTAATATTGATATATCAAAAAATATTATAAAATATGAAAACAACGATTTATATTATTTTATTAAATATTCGCCATTGGTAAATCCTATAAAATATGTAATGAATGAATATAATTTTAAAAAAATAAAACTTCCATCACATTTATCAAATTCTAAAAATATTAATAAAGAAATATTAAACTCAAATAATATATCATATATAGATTCATTTTTTAATTATTTATCAAGTATAATGTTAAATAATTATAATTTTGAAAATTGTATAAATTTTTATGGTTCTTTTTTAGGTATACAAGAAGAATTTAAAATAAATTTTTATGATGATATTGAAGTTCTTGTTGATTCTAGTGATTTTATTTCAAATAATAATAAAATTTATAAAATAGAAGAAGAAATTTTTAATAATATATTTAATAATTATACAAAAAAATTTAAAAAAAAAATAAATATTATTGATGAAAATAATAAAATTAAAATTAATAATTTAAATGAATTAAATTATGATAATATTTTTTATTAAATAAAAAAAAATGAAAAAAAAAATAATATTTATGAATTGTATAAGAGTTCATCAAATAAAGATATTTCATTTAATGAAAATAAAAATGAAGTTATAAATTGTAATAAAAAAAGTTTAACAAATAATAAATTAACAGACATTGATGAAATAACAGTTGACGATGAATCAATGAATAGTGATGAAACAACAGATAGTGATGAAACAACAGATAGTGATAAAACAACAGATAGTGATGAAACAATAGATAGTGATGAAACAATAGATAGTGATGAAACAATAGATAGTGATGAAACAATAGATAACGACGAATCAATGGATAGTAATGAATTATATGAATCGGATTTATCATATGATTCAGATTCATCATATGACACCGATTCATCATACGATTTAGATTTTATTGATAAAAATTTTGTAATGAAAATATTTAATTTTCCGGTACAAATAATATGTTTGGAAAAATTAGATAAAACCTTAGATAATTATTTAAAAAATAAAAAATTAACAGAATTAGAATGGAATTCTTTATTATTTCAAGTAATAATAACCTTAATTTTATATCAAAAAGTATTTAATTTGACTCATAATGATTTACATACAAATAATATAATGATAAAAAAAACGAGTAAAGAATTTTTATATTATAAATATGATAATATTATTTATAAAGTTCCTACATTTGGAAAAATTTTTAAAATAATAGACTTTGGTAGAGCAATTTATAATTATCAAGATAAATTATTTTGTAGTAGTAATTTTGAGAAAAATCAAGATGCACATACACAATATAATTTTGCTCATTTTTATAATAAAAAAAAAAGAAAAATTACACCAAATAATAGTTTTGATTTATGTAGATTGGGGTGTTCTTTGATAGAATTTATTGTAGATGATTTTGATGAATTTAAAAAATTAAATAAATCTGAAGAAAAATATAAATTATTAATTAATAAATGGATTACAGATGATAATGGTAAAAATGTTTTATATAATTCAAATGGTGACGAAAGGTATGAAAATTTTAATTTATATAAAAAAATTACAAGAAATGTAAATAATAATATTCCCAAAAAAGAAATAAAAAATGAAATTTTTAATATTTTTATAATTAATAAAAATAATAAAATAAATAATTTAATGGATTTGGACACAATTGAACCATTTTTTAAAAATTAGGATTATCTGTGAAAACAGCTACTTCATTTAAAGATTGTTTTTCAATATTTTCATAAATTATATTTGAAATAATTACACAAATAAAAATTAAAATACAATCTTTTAATATAATTTTTATATTTTCATTTTTTTTATAAATATATTTGTTTACAATATTTTTTGATATAAAGAACGTAATTGCAATAATAAATGATAATATATATATATTCATTTTTAATTAACAATTATTATAATTAATAAAAAAAAACGCATATTATAATGTTTCAATATCTAATTCAATAGAATTTATAGGTTTTGAATTATAATTAATTTTAAGTTTTTCATCATCGGAATCATCAAAAAAATTTTCATCATCGTTTTCTTCTTCTTCTTTTCTTTTTTGGTGATTTTTTTCACTAATTAATTCTAATGAATCAAACGTTTTTGGAACTTTAATTATTTCTTTTGATAAATTTGTATTAATTAAATCATTTGTATTAAAATTAATTATAGTATCATCATTATTAAAAGATAATGAAGAATTTTTCTTCTTTTCAAAATCTAATTTAATATTTGTATCATTTTTATCTTCATTTTTTTTAACTTTTATAATATTGTCAATATCATTTTTATCTTCATTTTTTTTAACTTTTATAATATTGTCAATATCATTTTCATTTTCAAGATCATTATTATTTTTTTGAGTATCATTTTCATTTTCAAGATCATTATTATTTTTTTGAGTATCATTTTCTTTTTCAAGATCATTATTATTTTTTTGAGTATCATTTTCTTTTTCAAGATCATTGTTATTTTTTTGAGTATCATTTTCTTTTTCATTATCCTTTTCACTATCATTTTCAACCTCCTTTTTATTCTTATTAATATTAGAAGAAATATCAATAATTTTTTCTTCTAATACAACTTCTTCTTCATTTGTTTCGTCCATATAAGAATTTAATATTTTATCAATTGGAATATTTTCTCTTATTGTATTTAAAATTTCTTCTTTACATATTAATTCTAATTCCCTGTTATTTTTTTGTATTTGCAATGATGAAACAGTTATATCAAATAAATAGACGTTTGAATATATTTTTCTAGCATATTTAATATAAATATTATGTATAAAATTATCTAATTTAGGTATATCTATATTAATTTTTTTTTGTTTGCTTGAAACTCTAATACTTGTTAAAATTTTTAATTGAGATATGTGAACACATGTTATTAAATCTTCTAAATATGTGCATTCGCTTTTTTTTATTATTCGTTCACTTTCATTTTTGATAATATTTTGATTCCAATTAGGAATTCTTGTTAAGAAATTTTGAAAAGTCATTAAATATTTATCTTTTTCTTCATTTTGAATACATAATTCCAATGCTTCTTTAAAAATAGATTTTATACCTTCAATTATTAAAGGAGCAATTATATTTATTAATGTTATTGAATATTCATTTTTAGCATCTGTAATTGTTGACATATTAAAATCATCCATTTTATTATAAATTATTTATATTTTTTAAAGATAAATCTTTACGAATAAAAAATATAAAAAGGATATTGAATATTAAAAATTTTTCATTTTTAAATTCATTTTTTATTTTTAAAAAATGAATAATTTTTAAATAATCTTTATTTTTTTTATTCATTAAATAATCTTTAATATCCAATGAACTAATTCCATTATTATAAATAATATTTACTTTATCAACAATATTATTTATATTTATATTTTTTAAGCATTTTTCTAAATATTTCTTTAATTTTTTATTTTTAGTTTTATTTAAATTATATAAATTAATATTATTATAATATGGAACATAAATATTACAAAATCTGGATATAATTGGTTTTAATAATTTATTCTTATCATTTACAATAATAAAAAACCTAGTTGTATTACTATAATTTTCAATACTTCTTCTAAGTGCGGATTGTGCATCTATTGTTAATTTATCAGCGTTAAATAATATAACACTTTTAAAAAGTAATTTTTTTTTATGATATAAATTACACTTAGAAAAATATTTTAATTCATTTTTAATAAAATTAATTCCACCGTAATGTGTACAATTAATATATAATGTATATTTTTTTTTATTGTCTTCACTGTAAAATTTATTTAATAAATAATTTAAAAGATGTTTTTTTCCTGAACCATATGGTCCATAAAAAATAATATGCGGAATATTTTTATTAATAATAAAATTATCAATATTTTTTTTAATATTACTATGTAAATCTTTTATATACATATTATTTAAAAAATATATATATTATTTTAAATATATATATATTTAAATAATATTTAAGCAAAACTTGTTAATGAATGTGAATATGGATTTTTTTTAAAAGCATCTAAAATATTTCCTTGTATTCTTTCATTATTTATATTTGTATTATTTAATGGTTTTTTTGTTTGTATTCCATAATTATCATTTGTTATACTTTGTTTAGGCATATTTGAATTACCAACATATTGATATGTTGTTTTTTCACCTAATTGTGTATAATTAATATTATTATTAAATAATGACATATTTCCTGCGTTTGGTCTACATTTAATATTCATTTCTTTATTAGGCATAGGTCTTGTATATTCTGAGTTTGTCTGCATTGTTTTTAATGTGCCTTTTGTTGCCCCTGCTCCTCCAATAATAAATACATTTGTAGTGTCTCTTTGATTTTTAACAGGTTGATATTCATTTGTTAAATAACCATTTCCATTATTTTTATTTGGTTGAGAAACATATGAAAAATTAGTTGTATCTCTTTGGTTTTGAACAGGTTGATATTCATTTGTTAAATATCCCTTTCCATAATTTTGATTAGCCTGTGATACGTATGGTTTATTTGTTGTATCTCTTTGATTTTTAACAGCCTGGTGTTTATTAGTAATATAACCCATACCATTATTTTTTGAAGGATGAGATTTATATTTATTAATACTAGTTTGTTCTTTTATAGTTGTTTTTAATTTATTATTTGGATCCCACGTTCTTTGTTTTATATATCCTCCACTAATAATGCCTTCTTGTCTATAATTATTAATCAATTCTTCTTTCTTTGAAGGTTTTAAAATATCAACAATTGGTGCAATAGTTGCTTTAAAAATACCATTTAAAATTCCCATAGGTTCTGTTTTCGTGGTTGTTCTTGAATTTTGAAAATGAGTATGTGTTTGTCTTTGATTTTCTGGTAAATTTTTATTATTAATATTGGAAACTCTTACGTGATTAATAGGCCCAGCTAAATTTATTTTATTTGATTCTTTATAATTGCCATTAACTCTTTCACTATTTTCACCTTTACCTGGTCCATAATATTCTTTGGTTAAAAATGCCCTATTTTCTTCTGTTAACATTTGTTTTGATCTATTTGTTTCTTTATTTATTCCTCTCGCATTTCCCATATTTTCAATACCACAATTTGCGTGAAATCTTTCAGGTCTATTTTTTTCCATTTTACCTAAAATTATTTTTGATTTACCTTCAAATGCACCAGGGTTAATTGTTGGGTCATATGCGGGTCCTTCATTTCCATTTAAACAATAACTATTTTTAGGATTAGTTAATACTCTTAATTGGTCTACATTCTTAGGACCCCATATTTCTCTTCCTTCGATACCAGCATTAAATCCTAAAGAGCCATTTGTTGTATCATTTGTATTTAACCCGGGACCGACGCTTATTTCTTCCCAAGGTTTATAATTATTTTTTTTATCAGATACATACATTCTATTTCTATAAAATTCATTATTATTTGGTGCACCCTGAACATAATTCATATTTTTTTCTGGTTTAAAAAGAGGAGCAATCGCTTCTTTTTTTATATTTATACTGCTAACACCTGTTTTATTTTCTAAATCATGTCCCTTATTTAAATTAATTTTATTTAATTTTGAACCATAAAATGGTTCCATATTATTATGTTTCAAATCACTTTCTAATATATTTTTACCAGATAAACTTTTAAAATAATTATTATCTTCATTTGAAAATATATTTTTTTTAGAATTACAATTTAAATCAGTATTAATATTAGTATCTTTTAAATTTATATTATTTGTTTCATAAATTTTAGTTGCTGTGTTATTATTAGAATAATTATTAATATTATTTGTATTTTTTTGTGGGTTAAGAATAGATGAACCATCATTAATTCTTTCTTGATACGGTAAATTATTATTAAAATTACTTGTTATTCCTTTATCAAACTTTTTTACATTATTTTTAAAGGTTTCTTTTTCATCATTTTTAGTATTAGAAAACAAATATAAAGCTCCTAAACCTAAAGCAGAAATTAAAAATTCGCTCATTATATATTTAAAAATATTATAAAATTATTTTAATTTCGGTAAAGTAGGAATGAAATTATCTCTTTCTATTAATCGTGTATTAATATTATTTTTAAAATTTCTTTTATAATTTTTCTGTGGGTCATTTAATAAAATATATCTATGATTTTGTTCTAAATCTTTATACAACCAAGAAGGATTAGTTACTCTTGATTGTTTTGTAATACTTTTATTATCGTTATCATAATTAATTTTTTGTGTTTTAATTTTTGATTTTAATCCTATTAAATGACTATGTATATCAACCGCACCATTATTTGCTTTTCTTAAATTTCCACCCCATTTTTGTAATCTAACAAACGGGTCATTTATAAAACCAACTTTATTTCCTGGACCAGGGGTATTTAAAATGTATCTACTGGTCCCTGTTGATTGTTCTAAATTTTTTTTAGTTCTTTCAATATCATAATGAAATCTAGTAAAAGACATATTTATATATTTTTAATATTTTATTTTAAAAATATATAACAATTAACAAAACGGGCCTTTTGGTCGTTGATTATTTTCAACTATTAGCGGTAATGGAATATAAATATTATTATTTGTATTAAAAAATTTTTTACTATTTATTTTTTTTATATTTGGATAAATATTTTCTTTTCTTATAACTTTGATATCATTTTTTAAAATAACATTTCTATTAGTAATATCATTTTCAATATCAACTGTATTTGTTGATAAAACATCGTGTAAAAATCCGTTTTTCATATTTGGCATATTTATCCCTCTTTCAGGAAAAACATTATTTTTTGGTATAGTTTGATTTTTATAAAAATTATAATTAAATTTTTTTTTTGAATCATTGTCTATTTTTTTTATATAAAAATTATCATTCTTTAAAATGGTTTGACTTGTTTTTATTGGTTTTAAAATATTTTTATTTATAATATCCGTATTAATTTTTTTTTTTTTTTCAATATTACTTGAATTTTTAAATATTAAATTCCTATTTGTCAACTCATTTTCAATATCTAAATATAATTCTCCTCTAGATTTATAATTTAAATTAATAAACCTTTTATTAATTCCTTTATTTATTCTTTCATCATTCATCATATATAATTCCTAAATATTTAATAAATGATCTAAAATTATATTTTTTTGAATTTTTTTTTATTAAAATATTGATTTAATATTATATGTGTTTTTTCTAAATTTTCCCATGAAAATAATAATTGAAAATAGTCACGATTATCTAATTTAAAAGTGAAATTATTATTTTTTTTTATTATTTCAATTGCTTCACTAAATATATCATTTACTTTTGAATATAAGTTATTCATTTTTTTTTTAATAATTTCATAATTATATTCATCTAAATTAAAACATTGTAAAAATTCTTTTTGATAAATATTTATATCATCTTTATTTTTGTATGTTAAAATTAAATTATAATTATACATTATAATTTAATTATTAAATAATTTATTTAAATATTTTATTTAATTCTTATCTTTTTGATATCTTCTACTGGGTAATCCACCTCTTACCCAATGCTTATTCGCATCACTTTCAATAATATGTTTTGTATTTTGTATATTTTTTTTTAATTGTGGAATCATTGGTATATTTGTTTGATATTTTTTTTCAGTTAAATGTTTTTTTTCTTTTGACAATTTAACAGTTTTACCCATTCTTAATTTATTTTCTAAAGTTGGGTGACATGGGCCTCTTCCTAAATATGGAACAGTTAAAAATTGTCTTTGGTGTAAATTTATTCTACACGGTTCATTTGTTTGTATTGTTGCTAATTTAATATTAGAATCAGAGTCTATATTACATCCTCCTGCCCCACATATCCCTGGTCCACTATTTAAAAGAATTCCCTGCTGGCTTGTAGCCAATTCCATAGGCTTTTCCATACCACAATGTTTTAAAAAAAAATTAGTAGTATTATATGTTCCTATATCATTATTTTGTGTATCTCTTGCACTAATAGCTGTTTCGTCATTTCCCCATCTAGATAAATTATTAAATAAATAATTAAAACTACTATTACTCATTTATATTAATTAAATACATTTTTTTTTTATAGTTATTAATTAATCATTTTGTGGATCTTTTATAATTTTTGATGATTTCATATTTCCATAGCAAAATTCAGCAAATTTTTTTTGATTAGATGGTATTTCATTATTAGCAACGGTATAAAATTGTCTCATTGAAATATCAAAATTTGTTTTATCATCAAATAATTCATTTCCTAAATTTTTGTATATTTTATGTTTTAATTTTAAATTTTTTGATTTATTATTAATTTTTTTTTTTATATCATTGTTAAAAGCCGGGACACTTTTTTTTCTTTTATTTAAAATTAATTCTTCAGGTTTATATTTAATATCTGTAAGTAAAGTATTTCCTAAAGGATTAATACGTGTTGGCATATTATACTTATTTTTTTTTTTTACACATTTAATTAAATTATCTATTTCTAAATTTTGATTATTAAAATTTTCATTTTTATTTTTTTTTAAATAATATATTATTACTAATAATATGATTGTTAAAAAGGTCGTTATTAATACAATTAGCTTTTTATTATATAAATAAAATCCAATTCCTAGAAATAAAATGGTTCTAGTAAATGAATTAATTCTATTTTCAATAGTATTATTATCATTATTAAAAGGCCATATTTCTAGAATATATTTTTTATTAAATAAAATTTTTGGATTTTCTAGCCAAAATGGTGCGTTCATTATATATAGAATTATTTATTTTTTATTTCTTATTTCTTATTTCTTCGTTTTTTTCTTTTTCGCCTATTTTTATTTTTTGTTTTTAATTTAGTTTTTAATACTTTTGTTTGTTTTTGTGCTTCTTCTAGTTTTTTTTCTAAAATCTCTATTTGTGAAAGAGATCCATTTTTATTTTTTTTTTTATGTTCTAATTTTTTTAACATTCTTTCTTTCATTTTTTCTTTTTTTAAATTTTGTTTCATTTTACCTTTCATTGCACCGAGATTTAAATTAGATTTAGTAAAATCAGGCATCCCCATTTTTGAAAACATTTCTTGCATATTTCCCATTCCAGGCATATTTTTAATATTTTCCATCATTTCTAAAGCTTCTTCCATTAATTCACTTTCATTAATATCACCTTCTTTTATTTTTTTATCAAGACTATCTCCCATTTTTTTAACTAAATTTGTAATTTTTGTAGGATCTTTGAATAAATTATTAAATAAATCTTTCACATTATTCACACCAGATAAATCACCTAAATCTTTTATAGTTTCTTCTGTAATTTCATTTGCTAATCTACCCAATTTACCTTTCATTAATTTATTAATATTTTCATGTAATTTTTCAATATCTGGTAAATTATTTGACATATCACTCATATTTTTACTTGAATCAAATAAATCAGACATTTCAAATACAGTATTTTTTAATTTTTCTTTTAATATTGTAGGATCCATCGCTTCAAATAAATGACTAGTATTTCCAAATAAATCACCTTCGTTATTATTATTAATAACACAGAAACATAATAGTTTTAAATATTGCCATATTTTAGATTTTGTATTATTTGTTATATTTTCATTCCATATTTCTGAAAAATCTATATTTGGTAAAAGAAAAATTTTTTTATTTTCATCCTGAAAAATTTTTTCATTTTCATAAAGTAAATCAAAAAATTTTTCAGGATATATTTTTTTTATATAATTTTTTATTTTTTCAATGTCTTCATCTGTTTCATTATTATTTTTTATTCTTATTAAATAATCATCTAATTTATTTTCATACTCTGGAAATACACAAATAATATCATTTATAAATTCTTTTAAAATATTACTGAATTTTGTTTCTTCATTTACTTCTTTATCTTCATTTACTTCTTTATCTTCATTTACTTCTTTATCTTCATTTACTTCATTTACTTCATTTACTTCTTTATCTTCATTTACTTCATTTACTTCTTTATTTTCATTTACTTCTTTATTTTCATTTACTTCTTTATCTTCATTTACTTCTTTATCTTCATTTACTTCATTTACTTCTTTATTTTCATTTACTTCTTTATTTTCATTTTCTTCATTATTTTCATTTACTTCTTTATTTTCATTTACTTCTTTATTTTCATTTTCTTCATTATTTTCATTTTCTTCATTATTTTCATTTTCTTCATTATTTTCATTTTCTTCATTATTAATATTTGAAATATCGTTCATTATAATAATATTTTTTTAAATATTTTTAAATTAAAATATTATTTATTATTAAAATATAAATTACATAATTTACACAAATTTTTAATATATTTTAATGATTTATTCCTATTTTCATCATTCATTTCTTTTACTACTATTTTTATTCTATTTATTAATTCTTCAACATTTTTTTTATTTGAAGCTTCTTTAAAATCATGATTTAAGAAAAAATCAAAATTATTATTTTTAATTTTATCTATATATTTATCATTTATATATAATTTCCATAATTTTATAATCATTGTTGAATTCGTTTTTATTATTGTTTCTGTAAAAATTTTATAACTTTTAAAATCAACTTTATCTTTTTCATTTAAAGTATTTAATATATCTTCCATAAAATCTATTAAATGATTATTATAAGCTTTTAAAAAATCACTCATATTTAATATACATATTCAATAATTTTTTATATATTTATTAATAAATAATATAAAAATCATTGAATTGGTTTAGATATAAAGCCAACATCATTATTCCTTTGCGTTTTTAATTTTCCTAAATCTACATTACCTATTTTATCTGGTTGATAATCTTCTTCGGGTGTATTAATTTTAAAATTATCATCAATATGTAAATTATTATGCATCATCATAAGACCACCATCGCCTTTTGCTGATAATTGTTCACTACTTAAACTTAAATATGAATAATTATCTGATAAACTATTACCCATTTCATTTATCATAAATGCTTTTGGTTCACCATTATAATTTGTTGCTTTTTTATTTATTTTTTCTTCTATTGGTTTTATATAATTTATAATATTTTTGAATCCAATTAAAATCTTATTTGTATTTATAATTAATAATGCGGGAACATTATTAATTGTATTAGGTAATAAAATTTTTTTACCTGAATCTAAAATAATATTAACTTCGTTATTATTTTTATTTATTTCTCTACTATCAATACACACAAAATGAATATCATTTGATATTTTACTTTTTCCCAAAATTAATAATAATTCATTTGAAAAAGTACATTGTTTACTATAATATAAAATACTCATTTATATAATTAAAAATTAGTAAAGTTTTTAATTATTAACTTAAAAAATTGATTTTAAAAATAATTTATATTATTAATTTATAATAATGGCAACTAAAAAAATGAATATTACAATTGAAAAAATTACGAATATTAATAATGATAAAAATTTTATTAAATACCGTTTTAATAATACAAATCATAGTATTGTTAATGCCTTACGCAGAACAATTTTATCAGATATTTTAGTTTATGGATTTAATGGATTAGCATATTTAAATCGAAATAATAAAAAAGAAGAGAAAAAAGAAGAAACAGTAAATGTAATTAAAAATACAACTCGTTTAAATAATGAAATAATTAAACAAAGATTGATGTGTATACCTATTCATTTAAATGCATATGATAATGAGAATGATTATACTAAAATTACATTTGAGTTAGATACAAAAACATTAAATCTAGAGAAAAACATTGTTAATTTTATTACAACTGAACATTTTAAAATTAAAAATTCTAGTGAAAAAGAAGTAAAAAAAATTAATCCATTTCCAAAAGACTCTATTACAGATGAACATATTTTTATATCCAAAATAAATCCTAAAATATCCAATCAACTTCCACAAGAAGAATTAAATGTAATTTGTAGAATTACAAAACATTCCGCAAAAGAAAATGCTTGTTTTAATTCAGTTTCGTGTTGTTCTTATTCGTTCTTAGAAAAAAATGAAAAAGAAAAAGAAAAATATTGGAAAAAATATTGTAAAAAAAATAGTATAGATTTCTCAAATGATGATGAAAAAAAAAATTGGAATCTTTTGAAAGGAAAAAGAATTTGTCATAAAGATAAATTTAATTTTATAATTGAATCATTGGGTATTTATAGTTGCAAAGAATTATTAATTATTGCTTCTAATACTTTAATTAATAAATTTGACAATTTGCTAAAAAATATTAATCAAAAAAATCATTTTATTTTTAATAATAGTTTAGTAGGAATTAAATATTCTTATGATATAAAATTAAAACACGAAGATTATACAATTGGTAAAGTATTAGAATATTATATTAATAAAAATATGAAAAAGAACTCTTTAATATTTGTTGGATTTTTAAAAAGACATCCTCACGATAATTTTAGTATAATTAGAATCGTTTTTGATGAAAAATTTAAAGAAAATTTAAAAAAAAAAATAGACTGTGAATTTCATATTAAAAATATATTTCAACAATCTTATGAAAAAAGTATTAATACATTTAAAAGTATAAAAAATAGTGTTATATCAATTAAATAATTCTTTTATTATAATTAATTGTAAACATTAATCTTTCAGGTTCTAAATTATTAACATAATCAATTACTGCTTTTTTATCTATTTTTATTTTTTGTTTATTATAATTTTCTAAATATTTTTTATGCAAAGCATATAAATGTGGTTTAAATTCATATTGTTCATTTAATAATTTATTTTCTTTTTTAATAAAACAGGAAATATATTTTCTATATAAAGTTTGAGTAAAATTATATAATTCATTTCTAAATTGAATAAAATCATTTTTATTCTCTGGAAAAAATGTCAAAAATTCATTAATTTTTTTTGATTTTTTTATACAATAATAAATATATTGAAGTTTTGTACTATTTCCTTTTAAATGTTTCACTTTTTCATAATAAAAATTTCTAATTTTTATTCTTTTTCCATCTTTATTTATTAAAACAATTCCAACTTTATTAAAATTTTTTTCAATGTTACAATAATTAATATAATTATCAAATATTTCTTGAGAATTTCTTTTACCAAATAAAGGAGTTAAATCTTTTGGCTTAATATTTTTAAATTTTTCATTAATTGGTTCTTCTTTTATATTATTATTTTCAAATGAATATTTTGTTATTAAAATTAAATTAATTTCATTAATTATCGATACAATTCTATTTTCAGGATGTTGTAATACAAAAGAATATGAACATTTTTTATCAAAATCATTTAAATCAATACTTAATTTTTTAAATGCTTCAAAAAACATCTCTCTAAAAGTTTTTTTTTGATTAATATAAAATTTACAATTACCACTTATAACACTTTTTGTTGCAATTTCCCATTTATTATTATAATAAAATAAGTTTATCATAGTACCTTCAAAGAATTCAGTTATTTTTAATTCATCAATATTATAAGAAGTACTAAATCTATATGATTTAGGAGGTGAATATGCTATTATTCTATCTTTATCAAAAATAATTGAACGATATTTACCAAGTGTATTGATATTATCGTTTGTTATTTTTTTTTTGTTATATTTAACTAAAAATAAATTACCATTTTTTTTTAAAATTAAGTCGTTTTTATTTTCACCTGTTTCACTAAGTTCTTTTAATAATTCAAAATCTACTATATGTTTCATAATTAATATTATACATAAAAAAATATTTAAATACTTTTGTTAAATTTAAAATATATTCTCATTTTATATAAAATATGACAGAATATATTGATACAAAATTGATAAAAAATATTGAAATACAAGAAATATATAATAGAATGATACAAGAAAAAAAAAAAAAAAATTTTAAAAATGATATGGAAAAAAATGATACATTTCCATATAAAAGAAATATTGATAGTGAAAATATAGGAACATCAGTGAAAGAAATTAAAAAAAGATTTAATAATTTAAAAAATATGGAACCGTTAGAAATAAATATTTCAGACGAAGAAACAAATTTACTTCCAAATATTAACAAAAAAATAACAAAAAATGAAATAAAAAAATGGAAAAAAAATAATTATGCTGAAATTAAATATGAATCAATGATACTTACAGATGGTAATCCTAATAAAGATTCAGAACATTATAAATATGATTTAATATCTGATTATTTTAATGAAAATATAAGATTAAGATGTAATAGAAATTCGTATGAATCACCTAAAAATTTTTTTGAAAAATATAAAGAAGAAATAAAAAAATTTTTTTTAAAAAAACTTAACATTTTCATTTTAAATGTTAAAAAAGAAAAAAAAGAGAATGTATCATATTCAGATATAATTTTTTTATATAGAGAAATATGTTGGATATGTTTTAAAGGTAAAAAGAGTAAAAAAAAATTTCAAAGAGGAGCATTAGAATGTGGACAATTTAGACCCACTTTATTAGTTACATTTATTAAAACATTTTTTAAAGAAAACCAAGGTATAAATGTATTAGATTTTTCAGCAGGTTGGGGGGACCGATTAATAGCGGCTTTATCATTTAATGAAAAAGGTTTAAAATATACAGGTTATGATCCAAATAAAAATTTGGAAAAAGGACATAATAAAATGATAAAAATGTTTGGTGGTAATAATAAACAAAATTATAACATTAATTATGAACCATTTGAAAAAGCAGATTTTTATGAAGATAAATTTGATTTAGTTTTTACTTCACCGCCATATTTTAAACTTGAAATTTATAATGATGATAAAAAACAGTCTGTATATAATAATCCAAGCGAAAATTCTTGGTTAACTAAATTTATGTATCCATCTTTACAAAAAATAAATGATGTATTAAATAATAAAGGATATTTGGTTTTAATAATTAATAATTACGGTGGAGGAAAAAAAAAAACAAATTATGTTGAAAAAATACATAATCATATTAATTCTACCTTTGAATCAATGAAATATCAGGGAATGATATCATATAAAGAAGGTAATAAAAATTTTTCTCAACCAATGTGGATTTGGAGAAAAATAGATAATACTCAACAAAATAGTGAAACTAGTAGTGAAACTAGTAGTGAAACTAGTAGTGAAATGAGTAGTGAAACAACCAGTGAAACAACTAGTGGAAATAGTTTATTAGATGATGATAGTGAAGATGATGATATTTTAGATTTACTTAATGATAATTTAAAAAAGTTATTTTTTTTGGACTTTAAAGTAGAAAAAAATGAAATAAATAAAATTAAAAATTATGTTAATAAAACTAATGTATATAATATTAAAATTAAATCTTCTTTTGATTTAAAAGAAGCAATAATTGAAGACAATGAAAATAAACAATCATATGAAAATTATAAAGATATTCAAAATGAATATAATATTTTTAAGGAAAAAATAAATGATATAAAAAAAAATAAAAATGCACAAATTATGACAAATGATTGGATTAAATATTTTGAAATAATTAATCATTATAACTTATTTAAAGATTATCAAAAGATAATACATTTTGATAATTGTTCATTACCCGGTGAAATTATATTATCATTAAATCATTATTTTAAAACTAAAAAAAATGAATATGATTGGATATCATCATCTTGTAATACAAATAATGATGAATATGGAATAAAATTTAAAAATAATAAAAATTTTTTAAATTTTAATTTTAATTTAAATGATTTAAATTTGAAAAAGACAATAAAATTCTTAAAAGAAAAAAATATATTTAATATAAATTTATTTACATGTAATTACATTTCAGAATTAAATGAAAATGTTGAATTAAACCATTTTGAATCATTTTTGTTAAAAATAATAATAGGATTAACAGTTTTAAATAAAGGTGGTTGTATCATTTTGCGTCAAAATACATTTTTTGAAACTTCTATATTAAGTATATATGCTTTATTAACTAATATATTTGAAGAAATTTATATATGTAAGCCTGCTTCATCGAATTGTACAACAAGTGAAACATTTTTAGTATGCAAAAATTTAATTGAAGACGATAATAAAAAAGAAAATATTTTAATTATTTTAAAAGAAAAAATAAATAATATTAAAAATATCGATAAAGACATCGAGAATGAATTATATTTAAATAATATAAAAATACCAATTTTAAAAAAAAAGGCTATAACAATAGATTTTTTTAAAAGTATAGAAAATGCATATAATCAAATATTTAAGAAACAATATAATAAATTAATTCATAAAATAAATACTTTTGATGAAATAAAACAAAATACAAAAAATGATTCATATAATCAAGTATATAAAAAAAAATTAAAAAAATTCATTGATAATTCCTATGAAATATGGGAAAAAAATAATAAAATAGAAATTTTACAAGACATTGATAAAATTTCTATTTTTGAAAAAAAGAAAAAAATTATTAATAATCTTCAATTTGGTGATATTATTAAATTATATATAAATGGAGATGATGAAAAAGATAATGTTTTTTATATAAGTTTTATAAATAATGAAGAAATAAAATGTGTTAATATAAATGATAGAAATAATATCAAAAAATATAAAATAGAAAAAAAAAAAATAAAAAATATAAAAAAAATAGAATTATTATACAGAAGTAAAAAAAAAGGATTTATAAATTTAAATGGTTTATTTGTTAATAAAAGAATTAAAATTAAATTTAAAGATATTAGTAAAGAAATATTTGGAATCATTCAAGAAAGGAAAAATGATTCTATAACTGTAAATATTTATATTGATAACAAATTAGAAAATAAAAAAACAATATTTATTGATTTTAAATATGAAGGATTACCAAAAGATATTGAAAATATAACAGTTTTTAATGAAAATATTGATGATAGTGAATTAAGTTTAAAAACAAATCATGAAACATTTGTAGAAATAGTTGAAAAAGATGATTATGAAAAAGACATAGTAATTGAAGAACAATTGGATGATTTATATAAAAACATACTAAAAAATAGTGGAAAAAAAACATTTAATGTAATAAAAAATATTAGAAAACAAATTCAAAGATTTCATCAGTTAAAAGAAAAATATCCAAGTGGAAAAAAAATATTAGAAAACAATATTGAATATAATCCTTTAAAAGAAGAAATTTTAAATGGTTATAAGAAAAATATTAAATGGTTAATTCCCACTGTTTCAATAAAAAAAAATTTAATAGAAACTGTAAAACCAAATGATGATGAAATTGAATTTTATATTAATCATAAAGCAAATGAACAACAAATAAATGAATTTAAAATTGAAACCGAAAATAATTCTAATTATGATGAAAATTATTGTTCAAATATTGATGAATTATATAAAAATTATACCGACATAGAAAATGATTCTGATAAAAAAATATTTGATCTAGAAATTAATAATAATATTGAAACAATAATAAATAATGATGATGAATTTAAAACCCCTGTATTATTAAATACAAATATAAAAGATAAATTAACGTATGCGTTTACTAAATTTGTAAAACAAAAATATACTACTTCTTTTTTTGAACCACCGCAACCTTCTAATGATATTAAAAAACCAATTCAAGTAAAAAAACACGAAAAAAATGTTGAAAGAATGAAAGTCAACGGATTTATAACAACAGATTATAATTTATTTAAATATTCTATTATTAATTCAAACAATATTTCAATATTAAATAAATCAAATTATTCTCAAATTAATATAAATAATTTTTCTTTGTATCCTTCATATAAGTTTGGAGATTGCAATATTGATTATTCTGATGATTTTATTGAAACACATAAAAGTATAAATAATAATGATTTTTTAAAAAAATATAATTTTTTTAAACCAGGAGAGGATGATGATATTATTAGTTATATTGATACTATGATTCCAAATACAAATGATTTAATTAAAATTATAATTGAAAATGAAAAAAAAAAAAATAATTTTTTATATAATGTTTCATTATTAAAATTAATTAAATTATTAAATACATTTTCCATCAATGAATTTAATATTTCAAAAGAAAATAATTTATATTTGTCTAATTTATTATCAAACAATAAAGAAAATTCTTTATTAACATTATTTAAAAATAAACTTTTAATACAAAAAGAAATTTGTAACAAAAATATAAAAGAATTAAATAAATATAATGAAATAAATAAATATAAAAAAAATGATATTAGTGAAAAAATTTTAAATAATACTTATAATAAAAAAATCGAAGAATTAAATAAATTAACAAATACTGAATTTTTACAATATACTTTAGATTCTGATGGTGGTGAATTATATAGAACATCACTTAAATTAATTAATAGACGTAAAGATATACTTATACCAGATATAACACAAAAAATAACTGATTATAATGAAATGTTGAAAAAAATTAATATGAAGTTAATTAATAATGAATGTGAAACACCAAATATATGTAAATTTTATTTAAATAAAGAAGATTTAAAAAATGATAATAATAAAGAAATATATTATGATATAAAATATGATGATACACCATATTATCTATTAGAAAATAAAGATGTAAAAAAAAGTCAAAATAAAAAAGAAACATTAAAAAACCATTTAATAAATAATTATAATTATAGTAATGAAAAAGCTCATGAAGTAGTAATTAATATTTTAAATAAAAAAAAAAAAGTTAATAATGGAGATTTGGCCTTTTTTTTAAATAATAAACTATTAAAAGTATATTATAAGAGAGAAAATGACCAATGGTTAGAAGATGATAGGAATGAAGATGATATTAAATGTTTATTAAAAAAACCAGAAAATTGTATTTCTTATAAAAATAAATGCAGTAGTAAGTCTAAGATTAAACAAAATATAGAAAAACAAATTTTAGAAGAGCTAATTAATAAAATTGAATTTTTTAATAATAAGAAAGAAAATGATGACAATGAAATATATAAAGAAAAATATATTAATAATTATATTTATGAAACAATTAAAATTTTAAAATTAGAAAATGATTCGAAAAAAAGATACTTAAAAGGTATTAAATATAAATATGAAAAAAATATTTTATCACCATTTTCAAAAATTTTAAGTGATATTCTTTCACTAAATGATGAACGACATAAATATACATTATTACTTTCTTTTATTTCAAAATATTGTAGAAAACCAAAAATAGAAAAAGAAGAAAATGAAAATTTTTATTATTGTAAAAAATCAAATAAAATGTTACTAACATTGTTTTGGTATGATTTAGCTAATGAGTTTATTAATAATAATAAAGAATATAATTTAACACTGAATAATATTCGTAAAACATATGGAAAAGAAGTTGATAATTTCATCGTAGACAAATATACTGGATACATAATTGAACAGATTGAATATGTAGAAACAGTGGAATATGACGATGTTACTAATTTTAAAATAAATAAAACATCTTTAATAGAAGATAAAAAAATACCAAATTTAATAACATCTTTAAAATATAATGTTCAAAATTATATTATTAATTTAAATAAAGAATTGGGTTTGGAATTAAATGAAAACGATTTAATAACAGAAATAATCCAAGAAATTTTATTAAAAAATTATGAACAATTAAATTATCCTACTATATTTTATACAACTATTTCTGTATATCTTATAATGTTACAATGTTTAATACCAAATGCTTCAATAAAAACATTTAAAAAATGCATAATGTCTAATATACTAATAGGTTCACCTGTTAATGAATTTGACGGTGATAATGAAATAGGGATTAAAACAATGTCTTGTTTTATAAGAGAATATTTTGGAAAAGATTATAAAAAATTATATTCAGAATTTCAATTAATATCAGAAGAAGATTATAGAGATGCAATAAATATTAATGATAAATCATTAGATAAAAAAAATCATTTTAAAATAAAAAAAACAAACATTTTAAATAAAATTTATAACAACTTGAAAAAATATATAGATGTATCATTAAAAAATGAAAAAATAAAAAAACAAATAAGAAAAGCAAAAAGAAATCAAAGAAAAAAAAAACCAAAAAAAGATAATTATGATGATGACAATAAATTTTTTATTCCACCACTTAATAACTATTCAATTGATTTTTATGAATATTATTTAAAACAAAAATCACAAATATTTAAAAAAACAACGAAATTAGATATTTCTAACAAAAAAATAGAAAAATTCATTATTAAAAATTATAGCGGAAAAAAAGGAAAAATAAATATATATAAATCAGAAATAAAATTTTCAACATATTTAATTCAAAGTTTAATTAATTTAATAATTAATTTAAATAAATTTAAACCGTTAGTTGTAATAAAAAATAAAGTTAAATTAGAAAACACATGTTGTATATTTAAAGAAAATATTTTATATTATCTTGAAAAACATAATAACTCACAATTTAAGGAATTAAAATTAAATAAAATAATCAAAAATTGTTTAATTAAAAATAATATTTTTAATAAATTTATTAAAAAACAAATACAAAAAAATACAAATATTTTAACAAATGAAAATACAAAACAGGAATATAAAGTAACCGATAATGATTTTACCACAAATACAAAAATAAAATATATTTTAAAGAATGTTAAAAATAAAAAATTTAATAAAATAAATAAAAAAAAAATTCCATATGAACAAAAAATCGAAGAATTTAAAAAATATACAGGAAGTAGTGATATAAATGATATTTTTAAAATTAAATATAAAAAACTTGGATTTTTACCAAA